GTCTAACGAAGCAAACTTGGTTAAAGCCGCAGTATATTGTGCCATGCCTTCATTAACTGGTTGAGCTACATCGCCCGCTCCAGAAAAATCTGCATCTTCACTAACTACAGCGCTATCGTCTGAGACAGCTTCAACTTTACCAGTTCCGAAATATGATTCTTTAAGAGTAGAAACTTTCTCTACGAATGTTTCTTGGTCTTCGAAATCTACATCTTCTGCTAGTTGTTTTAGCTTCTCAATTTGTGTATCAGCGAGGTCTTTAGACGCTTCGTTGATAATTTTTTCTCTTTGAAGTTCTTCGATATCTTGTTGAGCTGTGATGTTGCTAGCAACTTCTTCGTTCAACTTATCTTCCATCTCATCAAGTCTGTTTGCTAGTTCTTCAACTACATCAAACTTGTCTTCTGGAACTTCAACATAATGTTCTTCAAACAGTTGTTTTAAACCACTAATGAAGTCTTCTGTCAATTCAGATTTTAATCCTCTTTCGATAGCTAACTCATTATCTGATACCCAGCTTTCAGAAACATAGTTTAAGTAAGAATCAACTTTCTCTGTTAAATCATCTTTGATTTCTTCGATTTTTTGTGTTGTTTCTTCTTCTAACTTAGCTTCAACTTCAGTCATTTGTTCTTTGACTTTAGCAGCTACGGCAGCTTCGAAAATAGTTTTAGCTTTCGCTTTGAATTCTTCACTCAAGTCTTCATCAGCAACTAGTGCATTGATGTCGTCTGTCATGTCGATTTCAACTTCTTCTTTTTTGACTTCTTCGTCTTCTTCTTCATCATCCATATCGTCCATTTCTTTCTGATTTTTAGATGATTTAGCTTCTTCAACTGAATCGTCAGCATCTTCTTCTACTTCTTCTTTTTTAGTAAAGAGTTTAGTAATTTCAGATACTTCTAAATCTTTTAATGCTTCTACTACTTTTCTAATAGTAGCGTTACGCGTAAGTGACTCGGCTTTGCCGTCATCGCCATCTTCTTCTGACCATTTTTCTGCAACTTTTGAATACATAGCTTGTAGTTCTTCACCTGACATTTTCTTCATGTGATCTACAGCTGCTTTCATCATTTCAGCTTTAGTCATGTCGCCACCCATTTCTAAAACAGCTTCGTCTTCTGATTCTGTTTCTTCTTGGTTGACAGCTTTACCCTTTTCTACCTTTGTTTCACCATCTGAAACGACTTCCATAGAATCACCAGAAGGAGAAGCGTTAGTTTTTGGAGCTTCTTTAGTAGAATCTCCAGCAGCTTTAGCTAATTCTGATGCTTTCTTTTCAGCGTCTTTGTCTGATCCAACATCGGAAGGGCTCACATCAGCACCACCCTTAGGTAACTTTGCAGCTTCCTCGGACATTACTTCTGTTATTGTGTTTTCTAAACTTGACATTAGAATACTCCCTTTAAAAATATATTTTTAAACTTTAAATAGTATTTATATATTATAAATTTTTCAGAAAGTCATTAAATACATTTAATTTAACTTCCTGTAACTTTTGTGTTCTAGCTCTGGCTATTGAATGTTTATATTCTTCAATTTTCTGAGCCTTAATCACTCCATTATCCCAAATCCACTCAACACCTTCCATGACACCATCTACGAAAGCGTCTGGAGCTGACGGATCAGCGACTATATCAGCAGCGGTTGCCAACTGAAAATCTGATTGAACCATTTGAACTCCGCCCTTAGCGTTTGAAGCTTTTAATGATCCCATACCTCTACTAGAAACACCAAGTCTAGCACCATCATCAAGAAGGTTTTTGACTATGTTACCCATAGGAGTACTTAAAATTTTAGCTTTTCCAACGAAATTATTTCCGTCTTCATATAAATCTGTTATTAGATGAGATGTTCTCTCTAAATTAATTGTTGGTCCTTCAGGATGTCCTAATTCACCATAGGCTCTGTTATTATCAATATACTCTTTAGTATATCTCTTAACTTCTTTCTGCATTACCTCTTTTGGGTATACACGACCATTTTTGTTTTTAACTTCTGTCTGAAGCATAACACCTTCGATATAGGCATTCTTTTTACCTGTCTTAGAATCTACTTCGACTAGATAATTTACATCATCGGACCATTGTTCTGATATTAATTTCATTTTTACCTCTTATTTCTCGTCAAAATGTACGACTGTTGACGGATCACCATATGAAGATTTACCTCTAGCGATTCTATCAAAATCTCTTAAATTCTTTTTAGTACCTGTCATTACTATTAATGAATCATCTCTACCATGATTGAATGTAACTTTTAGTTTCATCATTCTACCACCCTGTTTAAATCTATCAATTTCAGGTTTTTGCATTTTCTTAACTCTATAAGTAATCATAGCTTCATGAAGTGAATCATCTTCTTTGACTATTGAGTCTTCTGCTTTTTCTCTAAACTCTCTCCAAAGACTTACACCCTCGTCAATGTCTTCACCCATAAGTTTAACAAACTGTTCAGCTGACTTCTTAGCTGTAGCCATGTCTTTAAAGATACCAAGTTCTTCAAAATCTTTAGCTGACTTAGGTTTGACAAATACACGAACTTTCTTAGAACCTTTCTTTTCAGCGTGATACGCGACTTCTGTTTTCTTAATTTTAGTAGAAGAAATATGATTCTTCTTATCTTGTTTATAAGTAACTTCGTCTAATTCTTTTCTAAGTTCGTTAAAAGTTTTCATTAGTCTTCTTCTGTTTTAGGTTCGTTATTCATCCAATCAAGTTGCATCTCAACTCGTTTTAAATCAATAGCATCTAGTTGTTTGTCTTGCATGATCGTCTTAAAAGACTCTCCAGCTTCAATGTTGTCACCATTAACAACTTGATCTACAAAATTTCTAGTTTTACTTTCCATTATATTCTCCTATTAAAATCCCATATCGTCTTCACCACCTTCTGAACCACCTTCATTTTCAATCTCTTTATCGATATCTTTAATCTCGGCTTCTGATTGTCTAAGAACATTTTTTCTTATCCAAGCTTCAGAATAATACTTACCAACGAATGCGTCTAAATCATTCAGCGTTGATACTCTTTCTCTTAGTATCTCAGCTTCTTTGAGTTCTACAAAATGACCATCTTTCTGAAAGTCATAACTTATGTACTCTTTTGACTTCTTCCAATCATCTTCTGATACTATTTTCTTAAGTAACAGTTGAGTTCTTAGAATGTCGTCAAATACCTTAGAGAATTTAACTCTAAGTCTATCAACGAATCGTGAAAACTTCACTTCATCTCTTGATATTTCAGTCGCTCTACCAATAGCGAATGAATTCTCTTGTTCTAATCTTGAAACAGGTACATTAAGAGACTTGTACAGTTTCTTTTGAAAATATAAAATATCTTCAATCTCACCTAGATTCTGACCACCTGGTAGTGTCGTAATCTCTGTGCCTCGACCACCTTCTCTACGAGGTAACCAAAAATCTTCAAGCATATTCATATGCTTTCTATCGTCTTTAACTTCACCTGTATCAGCGTTATACACTAACTTGTTACGATACGCTGTTTGTACTTCTTTTAAATACTGTTCAGCTCTCGCTTTAGGTAAGTTACCTACATCAATGTAGAAGATTCTTCTCTCGGGTGCTCTTGATATTCTATAAATAACTAGAGCGTCTTCTAACATTCTTAGTTGGTTTACAGACTTCATAGCCTTATGTAAATAACCAACTACAACTTTCTGATTGTAATCAAGTAAACCTGAGGTTACATGAGTTACAGCATCAGAAGAAATTTTAACTGTTTGACCTGTGTTATTACCTGACTTATCGAATCCTTCATTGTTAAAAAGAAAATACTCATTCTCTTTCTGAATGACTTCAACACCTGTCTTCTCGTCTTTCTTCTTTTTGATCTCTCTAATCTTTCTGATTTTTTGAGGATCAATCGGTCTTAAACCTTGAATTCCTAATTTTTCATTATTAGAATCTACCATCTTATGAAAGTAGAGTCTACCATCAACATACCATTTTCTAAATATGTCATGTCCTAACTCACGGAATCCTAGTAAGTCAAGAACTACATTAAACTCGTCACGAATCTTATCTTTGATACCATCTGAAAAATGATTAACTCTATCTAAGTTAATCGCTACAGGTGCATCTAAATCGTTTGAAGATATCGATTCGTTAATTATATCTTCAATAGCACTGTCACATTCAGGAACTAGAGACATTGTTCTGTATCGTGCAACTAGGTCGGCTTCGGTTTTTATACCACCTTCCATGTCAACGAACTGACCAATGACTCCACCTGTGGCCGCGAAACCACCCATTCCTTGGTCCTGCCCTATTTCTATGGCTGTACCATCGTTTTGAGGCGGGACGAAGCTCTTTACATTAGGAGCCTCGTCACTCTTTTTCCTCTTTATTTCTAATCCAAATAATTCCATACTAATATTTATAACACACTAAAAGCGTTCTTTAAACAACTCTTTCAAAGTGAGAATATTTGAATGTTACTTCAGTTGTTGTGATTTCTTCACCACCAGCTGCATCCATTTCGATTGCCGCTATAGTTGTAGGCCACATATTGAAAAATTCATATGTTGCTACTACTGAATCATCTCTCCCTAACTGAGAAATAGTTGCCTTGTCTACCATATAATCGTATCCAAGTTCTTCAACTGTAGAATCATCCATAGGTACAATAGTACCCATCCATTGTTCTAAAGCTGTTCTAGCAGAAAACTCTGAATCATTATAGATACCAACAGTCCAATCTTCGAATGATCTGTTACCAGCTAAGTTGAAAGTAAGTCCTCTATGAACTATTTCTACAGGCTCGATAGTTTGTCCAGGTAATGCTGCAGTTTTACATAAAAACTGAATTTTGTTACCTGTTCTCGGTATGAATACCTCGAATCTATTAGCCCTTAGACCAGCACCTACAAGGTTTGCTTTAAATTGGTTAATTGTTGCCATTTTTTACCTCCCTTATAAGTTTGTTGCTGATTCTTGTACGCCACCAGGAGCTCCATAGACTTCTTCGAAATCTACACCACTTCTTGATGCTACAAAAGTTAAAGTTATGAAGTTGATTGATCTAGCCGGCTTCACAAAGATTGAAGCTACGAACTGAGAAGCGTCAACAACGCCTGCAGTGTTATTTGTTTCATCACAGATTACTTGGAAATCATAAATTCCTCGTCTGCCTTGAACTTGTCTTAAGAAAGGTTCAATAGCTGCTCTGAAATTAGCTCTTGTAAATGAATCGTTAAATTCAAATAGTTGGAACTTAGCTGCTGTTGAGATAGCTTTCTCTAACACTATGAACAATCTACGAACATTAATTCTTGAGAAAGCACTTGAGTCATTAGCTGCTAGTGTCTTGTCTCCGAATAATACTGTTCCTTGTCCTGAAAATGTAACAACTGGATTAACTCTAGCTCTATAGAGTAAATCTCTATCAGCTTTTGTAGGGTTAAACGCTAGTTTAGTTACACCGAAAATTTGACCACGATTGAATCCTGCTGGTGAATACCATGCATCATTCGTAAAATCAGTTCTAGCACATAGACCAGCTACTGAACCGTTGTCTGGTACATACACATATCTGTCATTGTACCTATCGTATTGATATAACCAATTTGAACTCATTACAGCGTAACTTGAACCATTCAATGTATCTGCTGTTGCTTTTACATTAGTTGCTCCAGAAACTCCAGAATCTACACAATCAGATTTGACTGGTGAGAAGAATGCTACGCAATCTTTTCTATCTTCTGCTATGTTCATTAATTGATTATAGTAGCTTGTTGCTTCGGCTCTTGTTGTTACAGCAGTACCACTTCCGTTGTCTGCTTGAGGTGAACCTGAAATTATTAAGCTTATATCTTGATTATCTGCACTACCAAAATGTGTATCCCATGCAGTTATTTTTTGAGATGTTGTTGGTTGATTTCCATCTGCACCATTAGTGAAAGATAGAGAATCAGGTAAAGTACCTGTTCCAAAAGTGACTCCCGCAGCTGGTGAACCGGCCGATCCCATAGTAGAACTATGGTCTAACCAGTAAACATATTCGCTTTGGTTTTCAATAACTGTAACATAGTAGTTAGTTGCACCGAAGTCATTCTTAGCATCTGAAGCTTTAGATAACGCTTCAAATTTTTCTAAGATTGTTCCAGGAGTACCTGAAATTTCACCATCTTCGTCAAGAACTACGATATGTAACTCGTCTGTAACACCAGCACTAGCTCTTCCAGCAGCGTAAGCTGAGGTACCAGGTGCTCCGTTAAATTGACGCGCAAATTCCCACTCTCTTGAGACAGATGCACCACTTGAAACAGCGGCTGTCAATCCTTGAGTAGAATCGTCTTCTTGTGCAATTGTAACTGTTGCGGCTCCGGTTGACCCAGAGTCAAAAGTAATTGCTGATATTTTATATCTTGTAGTATCTGAACCAATAGCTGTAATAATGTCACCAACTATGAATTTTTCACCTAGAGTTACTTCGATTGAAGTACCAGCTAAGGCTGAAGTTCCATTAGTTGTTGTAACACCAGATTGAGCGTATGGATTGGCTCCACCACATACTGAAACTTTAAGTGAATTACCTAAAGATCCAGCGTATCTAGCACCATAATTTCCAACAGAGGCTGCACCCGTGTTGTAATTATCGCGATAATGAGTTAAGTTTTTGATTAACAAAGACTGCCCACTTGTTGTTGTCGCGTTTACCATACTGGTAGTCGCGATTCTAACTACTTTTAAGTCTATCCCGTAATCCAGAAAGTTAGCAGCAGGATAAAAGTGTTCTGCAGCGATATCTGTATTAGCGGGTTCCCCAAAGGATTCAACAAGTCCTTTATTAGAACTTACTGTGGTAACTTCTTCGGCTGGACCCCAACCGAAATAACCACAATATGCTCCTGTAGAACTTGAGACCGCAGGAATAACATTAGTAGCATCTATTTCTTGAACCTGTACACCAGGCGAAACTTGAAATGCCATGTTTATTATCTCCTTATTATTTTCTATAGCTATAAAAAATATTGTTTATTAAAGTTATGATAAGACTAATCTCATCATTAACTAGTATTTATAATTTAGTAAATGTTCACATCATCAACAACTGTCCAGACATCTCCACCTTCTTTGTAAGTGACTTCTGTTTCCGACCCGTCATCAATGATTCCGAAAGGTACCATGTCATCATCAATCATTTGTTGTTGTTCATCATATAACATTTTCTTTAATTCTAAATCTGTTAAACTCTGAAAGAAAGGTGTTGTAACGAACCATGAAAATAGTACTAGATTCATGACTAAATCATCATGATTACCACCATCGGCTTCGTATGATATACCTTTACCAACAAAAGTTACCAATTCATTAATTGTAAACTTATCGATTACTCTTAATTTGTTTTCTTCCATTAATTCTTTGAGAGTAGAACAACCTATTTGTTTAACTTTTCGTGTCATTGTTACACCGATACCACTAGATTTTACTGAGGATTGTGTAAATACATTCGGATATTCTATATCATAATGAAGACTATTACAAACTATTTGACCTTGATCATTATTTTCAACTACGACTAAAGCTTCATTATACATAGTAGCGAATCGAGCTATTATATCAGGAAACAGTAGTGGTGATATCATATTATCTCGATATATACCAACTTGTTTGAATGGTTTTTCTGTAATATCAAATATAGAGAATGTAGAATAATCTTGACCTCTACCTCTAGCTACATCAACTGTCATAATGTATTGATTGTCTTTTCTAGGTTCTTGATATAAATGAACATTTTCTTTAGTCCATAACGCGTCATGACTTTGTAATCCTAATAAACAGTTAGCACTAATTAAAGTATTACCTGTACCAAGAAATGAGTTTCCAAATTCTTGTTCAAATTGTAATTCAGAAGTGTTAGCTATTGTTTGTTTTTTCCAATTTTCATCTCTACCAGGTACATCCCACCAATTAATTGTATATGGTTGATATTCATTCTTTCCGTTTTGAGCACCTTCATATAACTTATGATACATATTACCGATACCATTAGCTGTAGAAGTTATAATTACTTTCGATTTACCACCTGATGTTACTACAGGATATGTAGAAGTGTAGAATTGTTCAGCGTTATCTACGAACGCGAACTCATCAAGATACAGTAGATTTACTGAAAGACCACGAATAGAGTTAGCACCTGTAGCTGAAGCTATGATTCTACTATCATTTTCGAATTCGATTGAACCTTTGTTCAATGTCTTTGTACCTGGTTGTAAAAAGAAAGGTACATGCTCTAACATAGTTGTTATACGAGCTAACATCTCTCTAGCTGTAGAACCTTTGTTAGCTAGAATAGCGATTGTTTGTTCTGGTTGAAATAGAAGATACCAAACTAGATAGGCACAAGTAGTAATAGACTTACCAGATTGTCTACAAGCTAGTACAATACTAAAACGACTTTCATCAAAGTGTGTAATAAGATCGTCTTGATATCCTCTGAGTTTAAATGGTACTAGACCTTCATCTAGTGAAATGATCTGAATATAGTTTTCAATAAAGTGTGTAGGACTTTCCATACACTTCTTGTATTCTAGTATTTCTTCTTCTGTCCATTCAGACTGAACGCCTGCTCTTTTGACATTTATGTTACCTAAGTAACCTTCATTCTTGTGCATTATTTCTTAACAACTTCTGTAATTCAGCTGATGAACCGACAAATAAGTTGTTCTGAACTTTATCAGGCATGTTATTATCTTTGTCTAATTCTTTCATCTTAGCTTGTAAATCGATTAATTTTTCTGTTGTTTCTCCGACTGTTTTGATTAACTGACCAGCTACTTCATACACTCTAGGATGTTCTGACTCTTTAGCTATGTCTAAAATACCTTCGATAGCATCTTGACCTCTTTCTACTAGACCATAGAAGATTTCTCTCGAATATTTGT